GAACCCGGATGGGAAGTGGACCCCAGAACACATCTTCAAACGTGATCCGTGCCGTCTGCCCGTTGGGAAAGGCGAAGGTGGAGGTGATGCTGAACTTGCCGCTGGCCGGGGACCGGCGCGCGGAACGCTCCTGGATTTTCTCCGTGAAGCTGAACCACTGCGACGTTTCCAGATGCATCTCCAAGTTGCCGCTGGTGCCGTTGTAGATGTCATCAAAGCGATTGGTGGTCTCGCCCAGATACCCTTCCTCAAGGATCTGCACGTCCAACTCAGCCTCGAAACTGTTCACCACGCCCAGCTCATCAACATCCCCATCGGGGTCTGTGAATGCCAGGCTGGTTTCTTGTCCCTTGATCCTCTGCGTTGCCATCTGTCTTTGCTCCTGCTCCTAAATTGTTAGTTGGCCGTGACCACGATGGCGTTCTCGCCGATCTCCGTTTGAACCACGATATCGTCCAAGCTGGCGAACGTGCGCACAATCGTCTGCAGGTAGTAGACACCCTGCGCCAGCACCTCTGGCGTGTTGCCAGCGTTCACGCTGTCGTCCACGCTGAAGTTCTCAATGCGGGCCAGCTCGGGGTTCTGCTCAGACTTGAGCCCAGACAAGAACTGCTCCCAAACAGCGCGCACCTTCGTGCGTCGGCTCTGCTTGGAAAGCCGCTTCACGTAAGGATTCATCAGCTCGGCCGCTGTGTCCTGAATGAAGTCTGCCATCTTGCGACGCGCCATCGTGCGGCGACCAGACTGCAGCGAACTGGTCAGGCCCGACTGGAAGATCGTGCCGCTCACGCGGTCCACACGGGGCACTGCGACGCCTTCACGCCGGTACGCCTTGTAGGTGTCCACGTCCAGAACTTCGCCAAAGCTGTCCACCTCGAAGAAGTCATCGATCAGGCCCGTTTGCTGTCCGGGGTTCTCCTCGGGGGCGAGCAGAGCGCACAGCGTGGTGAGCGGGCCATCCGGGCGCACCGTGATGATGCCCGTGTCGGTGAAGCCAAGCCCACCAGCACTGCCCACCTCAGCGATCTGCGGGATGCGGATCTTCAGGCCCTTGCCTGTGTAGAAGACACGATCAGATCGGAACTTCGCCACGTTCTCCAGGATGGTGTTCGTGTCGGTGCCAAGCGGATCGCCCGTGATGAACTTGCGAGCGAACAAGCCGCACGCCGTTGCCTTCAGAGCGTTGCTCTTGCCGTCGCGCACAACCGCATCAGAGCGACGCGCCACCAAGAGATAATTGGCTTCGCGGCATACGCCAGACTCGTCCAGCGTGGCATTCAGCGCCTCGGTGTACTTGCTGTCCAGCATGTTCTCGTCCAGGGCCACGCTCAGCGCGTTCGGGTTCGTCACCACGAGCTGCGCAAAGTCCACGGCGTCCTTGATGGTGGTCACTGTGCCAGCGGCTGCGCCTGCTTGGGTGCCATCATCCAGTGCAGGACGAACCTTTGCGACGTAGGGGCCCAGCTCGCCCTCGGGGATGTCCAGGGACTGCATGGTGACCCAATCGAGAGATCCATCGCTCACGCGCGTGCCCGCAGGAATGGTTCCACCGGGGTGATCGGTGATGCCAACTGTGGTGCCTTCGGTGAGACCAATCAGATCTCCATTGCCGCCTGCGTCTGCCTCGATGGTGGAAGCTGCTGCGGGCGAATCGTTGCAGATGCGCACCTGGCCATCGGGGCCTGTCACTGCTGTGACGTTGATCGCAGCCAGACCTGCGGTGCCGTTCACGATGGTGACGATCTCTGCAACGGTCACGGCGTTCAGGTTGCCCACGTTGCCGGTACCCGCAGTCGTTCCTGCAGAGTGACCGATCTTTGCGAGCACGCCGGGCGTAGACTCGATCAGCTCGATGGATCCATCGGTACCGGGGACGATGCCAACCAGGTCCAGCTCGCCAGCGTTGTCCACGCCAGCGGTGTAGCCGAGCGTTGCATTCACACGTGCGACCACTGCGGCCACTGTGGTGTCTGCTGCGCCGAAGGTGACCGTGACAAGCGGGCCGCCGTCCACACGGATCTGGAAGCTGTCACCGGATGCAATGGTACCGAACGCAGCACCAGCACCCGCGACCGTTGCCACCACACCAGTGATGGCCGAAGCAGCCGCGCTGCCTTGGTCAGTGGTGAAGGCGATGGCTGTGGCATTGGGGATCACGAAGGGACCCACGCCACCATCAAGGCAGGCGAGCGGATCGAATGAGACACTGCCCACACTCGTGTCCACGCGGCTCACCATGAGGCGCTGCGCGCGGAGCTTGAAAGCCTTGATGAAGCCGTTGCCGTTCCACAACTCTTGGAGATGGCGACGCGCGCACGGATTCTGTGCGCTCTGGCCGTCGTATGTGAATCCGAACCCGCCGAACTTTTGCCGGAAGTCTTCAGATCCAAACACCTCCACGGCGCCCTTCACATCCTCATCGGTTGCAAAAAAACCATCCTCAAATTCTCCCACAAGAAGCACGGACCCTGAGCCCGCACCAGTCGCAGGATCGGGGGGTGCCAAGTCGATGATGACAACTCCCTCGATCTGTCGAATGACTTCGATGGTCTGAATTTCGGTGAACCTACGAACAAATCCCGCCACGGCTTTTTTACTCCTGTACGTCTAGTATCACATCGGGGGCCAGCTGCGATACCTGTCGCAGGTGAACCACATCGATTTCTGCTTTCACAACCGTTCGCAGCCTGCGCTCCCGGTCATAGGTTGAATCCTCCCCATCGTTGCGATCCACATCCAAGAGGGTGCAGCGCACAGCGCGGTGGAAGTAATCTGGATGCCCCGCTAGCAGGACTCCCGATCTCGTCTCGGTGGGGTTGAAGATGCGCGGAAGCCCTGCGGCAATCGCCTGGCGCGTCGCTTCGGTGTTGGTCCAAAAGTCCACCTGAAACTCCACCACCAGCTCCCCAGTTTTCCAGATCACGGTGCCAGGACAGAACACATTGTAAGTGTCCTCCTGCATGGTGGGCACGAAGTCGTGCGCCTCATACGGCGCGGGCCCATCGTCAATGCTGGCGCTGGGGTACTTCAGCTCCACATCAGCCTCTGGCCAGTTAGGCAAAACTTCGCTCAGTCGAAATTCTTTATCTTCTGCCTTTCCGCCTGCGATCACAAAGATCACGCCTCCCAGGTACGCCGCCAGCGTCTCTGCGGCCGCGTTGCGCACGTCGAGCTTCGGCGCAGGACCAAGCGGGAATCGGTCATAGCCGAGGGTAGCTTGGAGCGGCGTGCCGATGCTTGGCTGCTCTGTGGGTGTTGGGCGGTACTGGGGCATTACTTGATCTTTTTGACTGCTGCGGCCTTCTTTTTCTTCACACGCTTGGCGGTGCTCAGGGCGATGGCAATGGCCTGCTTCTTGGGCTTGCCAGCACGGATCTCGGCCTTGATGTTCTTGCTCACTGCTTCAGGGCTTTTTCCTTGGACCAAAGGCATCAGATTTTCTCCACTTCGCGCTTCACCTCAGTGGGCAGCACGTCCTTCACGATCTTTTTCATGGCGCGCGCGAAGTAGCGCCGGGGCTTGATGCCGAACGTCGCGATCTCGCGCTGAATGGCAAAGGTGATCTGCTTGGCCTGCGTTTCGTCGCTCGCCAAACCCTTCCTGATGACCCATTCGTAAATGGGGCCAGGAGGGGGAAACTTGCCGGGCCTGCGCCCATACTCCACAAACCCCGCGTGCGGCGCGTCCACGTTGATCTCCCCGCCCCCCTTGATGGGCTTGTAGTTCACACTCTGTTTCAAGGCGCCCGTGTTCACGGCCTTCACGGCCTCGATCTCGCCCACCACCACAGAGACGCCACGAGCGGCCGCCGAACGCAGACCGCGCTCCACAGCTTCGCCCAGCGTGTCGGGAAGCTGTCCCACCTCCTTGATGAACTGGTCCAAGGTGACCGTGCGCGTGGGCATCAGACATCACCATCACCAAAGCCTGGAGGGCCGTCGCGGTTCAGTCGCTTGGGGTAGAACTTAGGCGCGTTCAGTTCCCCTTCCCGGTTGCGGTCCTTCTCTTGCGAGTAGAGCGGAACCACCCATTGGAAATTCTCTGCGTCACGATATGGCGTGCGGCGCACCGTGTAGCGCCTACGGATCGGATTCGGCCCGTCACGCGCATCCATGCGCACCTCAATGAAAAACCGCTGAGAGCCGCTCAGGCGCGTTGGAAACAGCCCGTAGATGTCATCCTCGGTGTACCTCGGGGAGATCTCCTTGAGCATCGCCGTGCCATCAGTCTTGCGCCCAGCCGCCGTCATCTTGCTGCCGCTTCCGCTCAAGTCCACCAGCGGCGTGGGCAAAAACTCCTGCTCGCTCAGAACAACCTGATCGCCGCGCCCTACTTCGCCGCCCGTCCAGTCGTACACCACAGAGAACACACGATAGGGACGCATCCCAAAATCGGTGTAGAGCTGGCGCATGTCATCCGCCACTTCGCCCATCTCCTCCACGTAGGACTTCTCAGGCGTCGCGTCTGGATGGTTTCCTGGATCTGTGTTGGGAGTCTCAAAGCGCGGATTCGCCTTGGGCGGATCGCACTTAGGAGCGCCGAACAGATCGAAGAATTCGGGCGCGTGCTTTGAATCTAGCGGAGGCTTTTCCATCACTCCACCGATGCATTCATGCCACCCGGCATCCCTTTGTAACCCATGCTGCTGTAGGGGTTGAACGGCACGCCAAGATCGTCCGCCAATCGGCGCTGCCAGAAAACCAACTCATCACGCAGCTGGTGCGTTTCCTTCAGGTTGGCTTTCAGGTTGCCCAGCTGCTGAGCCCTGAAGCGCTTGCGCGCGCTCGCCAATTGCATCTCGATGGATTCACACTCGCACAAGTCCGTGCGCACAGATGCCTCACCATCAGGCAGCAGCCGATTGAAAGCCTGCTCCAAAATATAAAGGGGCTGAGATCCAGCAGGGAAACCCAGCTGAATCGATGCCGCCATGTTGGACCACGAGGGGTAGCCCAAGAAGTGGCGGATGCGCCCTTTTTCTTTTTCGGAGAAACTCACAATCAACTCACTTCTTGATCTTGCTCAGAGCCCCGGCAAAAACCTTTGCCTTCTGACCCTTTTTGGCCGCCTTCTTTTTCATCAGCGCCACTTTGCCGTCGCCCAGCTTTTCGCCCTTCACAGACTTCAGCGCCTTCGCCTTGTCTGGAATGCCTTTGCTCAGCTTGCCCATCTTCTTGTTAGCTTCCACGCCGTCTCTCTTTCCCCAAGTTGAATCGCCTGTGCCGTTCCTGATCCCGTGTCGCAGACTCATGCCAGCCGCATCCGGGGATTGCCCATTTCGTCCTCCACCACCACAACCTTGACGCGCTCAAGATCGAAGCCCTCAGCGCGCAGCTGCACTTCCTCGCTCAGCGGGAAGGTGGATCCCTCCTTCACCTCAGTGAAGAAACCATCACGGGTGCGCCGCATCTTGGCTTTCTTGACGCGCAGCATTTCGGATGGCGCAGACTTTTTGGCTTTGGCTCGGCGCACCTGAAGCTCAGAGCGAACAGCCACGGCCACATGCTCAGGGAATCCAGGGGTCAGAAGATCTTCCAGCTCCTTGGTGGACGCGCGCTTGATGCGCAGCATCTGATCTTCCGTCACCACGGGGGCTGGTTCGGGCGCTGGCGGCTTTTCTTCCTCTGCAGGCTTGGGCACCTCCACCTTGGTGGGCTGCTCCTCTGCAGGCGGCTCAGCAGGCGCCTCGGCCTGGGGCTGTTCGGGCGCCTCTTTGGGCTCGTCCTTCTGGTCACTCTTGCGCTTGCGTGTAGCCATGGCGGGAGAATATCAGACTCGGGGATTCTGCGCCCCCTCAAAAAAGAAAAAGCCCGCCCCCATTTCCGGGACGGGCTGATTCTCGGCCGGGCACTCCCAACCCTTGATCGGGCTTATGCGTGCTCAATCACCACCGCGCGCTTGAAGCGTGCAGCGTCGCCAGTGGTCTGGTCGGAGGGCACGGGGAAGTCACCGCTCCAGCTCCAGGTCTGGCTAACAACCTGCTGGAGGCGATCCAGCGGGCTGCGAAGGATGAACCGGATGCGGTTCGTCATCACCTGAGCGCCACCGTTCACGATGGAGAACTGGCCGATCTTTCCGGTCACGCCTGCTTCAGAGATGTACTTGGACTCGTCCAGGTACTTCTCATAGAGAACGCCGCCACCAGTCACAATCGTGCGACGGATGGGGAGCCCAGCTGCGTTCACGATCTCGTCCCCGATTTCGGGAGCGAGGCGAGCCCCACCAGCACCACCAGGGAGAGCAACGGTGCTGCTCACGGTCTGCTCATTGGGATCTTCCGTGTTGCGGAAGAAAATGCAGCCCACGGCCTCGCCCACTGCAAGCTCGCGATATGCGTAGCTCTCGGGGAGAGACTGGTGCAGGCGCTGCCAATGGTTGTCCCGGAACAGTTCCGCCTCAGCCTCGGGGCTCAGGTGAACGTGATACCGGCCATCAGCGTGCGGGGGCACATTCTGCTGGCGCAGACGAGAAACGGCGCTGATCACGTCGTTCAGGGTGAGGATGTCGGTGGACGCAATGCCATCAACAGTTGCACCACCACCGACGCGCAGGCGACGGGAGCGGCTGGCCGCAAAAACGCCAGTACGTGCTGCGATGGCGGTCGTGAGACCTGCAGCAAGCGTGACCGTTCCGGGGCCGTTCGGCTCGGAAGCATTCGCAGGAGCGAAGCCAACCACCTGGTTTGCAGGCTCAAGCGGATCGCTGAAAGAAACGTCCAACGGCGCAAGCGGGGAAACGCTGGTGAGCTTTCCATTCACGAGCACCTGCGTGAAGCCGGACAAGCTGGACACATTGATGGTGGTCGCAGCAATGACTCCTGCAGCAGTCGTGGTGGTCTCGCCTGCGAGGTACGCAAGGAACAACCGATCACGCGCCAAGCGGTTCAGCGTCTGCCCCGCATTGAGGCCAAGCTGTTGCGTGTTGCGCAAGAACAGCGAAGCCAGCGTGACGTAGCTGGACGGCATGTGCGTGTCGATGGTCACGCCGAACTGAGAAGCAAGCGCCTCCCACTGCTCGGTGGCGTAGCCCTTCGGCGTAGGATCTTGGCCCGGCACAAGCGGGGTCAGATCGGGAGTGATCAACCCCGTGCGGGTGAAGATCATCTGCTCACCTAGGTTGGCTTGCCAAACCTCGGGGACTGCCTCCAGACGGAACAGAAGGCGGGGGAACATGGCGTCATGAAAGACGCGCTCAAGGGTGCGGTCCTGGGCCAGCTCCTGAATGCTGGACGGAACGCCGGGAAGTAGAACACCTGACATTTTTTAACCTCTGGTTTTTTGGTCCGTGCGCTTGCTGCCTGGTGTTCCGACTGTTGCCGCCGTCGTCGCGTGGGAGGGCTATCTGCGCTGGGTTGATTGTGCGGTTAAGGTATCCCGCACAATCCCAGCTGTCCAGCTTTTTACTGGATGCCCAGGCGCGCTTTCTTTGCCGCCCAGTCCTCCTTGTTCATGTTGAACACATCGCCATCCGGCGCCGGTGGTCCCTGATCGGGATTAGGCTCAGCACCAGGGCCGCCTGCGGGGCTCGTGGTTGCCGGTGTGGGTTCCGTGGTGACAGGTGCCGTGACACCCAAAGCTGCGCGGCTCTGATCGTTCTCCAGGAGGCTCTGCAGATGCTCTTTTGCGTCCAGCTGCTCGCCATCTGGAAGCTCGTCTGCTTTGCGGGCCACTTCCCACATGGCGAAATCCACATTCTTCACGCCCAGCTCTGCGCAGGTGCGGGTGATGTGGTTCTCAAAGGCCACCGCGTCGCGCTCCTCCTGGGCTGCGGCCGCACGGGCTCGCTCCGCCTCCAGGTCTGCCTGCAGCTGCTCCTCCTTGGAGAGCTGCTCACGCTTGCGCTGTTCCTCAGCTTCCTCCAGCTCCTTGGCCTTTGAGATCTGGGCCTTGATCTCGGTGGGGTCATCAGTCCCGAAAAGCTCCCGCAGATGCGCAGAACGCGCTCGGCTCAATCGCTCGTCCAGCTGCTCGCTGGTCATGTTGATGATGTTCGTAGGCGGGTCTGCTGGGGGATTCCCAGGAGGATTTGCCGGGGGAGGATCGGCTGCTGGCGGGTCGCCTGCAGGGGGATCGTTGGGTTTCGGATCTGTGTTTTCTCCAGCCATTTTCTTTCGTCCTTTCGTTCCGCCCCTTTCCCGTGGGCGTTCACGTGCTCAGGACTATCGCAATAAAAAGACCCCCCTGCCAAGAGCAGAGGGGTCCACATACCCACGAATCGACGGCTGCCGATCAGTAGTCCACATCGCCCAGAAGGCGATCTAGCGCGGTGCTGTCGGGCATCTCCACGTACTTCACCACAGCAGCGCCACCAGCGTCTGCCACGTTGAACTGCACGCCAGTGCCTGCAGCGGTCAGTGCTGCCTCACCTGCGGCCGGCGCTGCTGCACGAGCCACAACGGTGCGAGCTGCGCCGCCCACGCTCGCCTCCAGAAGGAGACGCCCACGGCTTCCACCGGGGAGGGTAACAAGGCCAGCAGCATCTGCGACGCCAGCAGCTTCCACCACATCACCCTCAAAGGTGGTGTAGGTGATCTCCGCTTCCGTCACTGCGTCTGCAGCGTTGAAAATGACGTTGCCCGTGATCGGATCGATGGCAACTTCGCCAGCAGCGGGTGCGCCCGTGGTGGGAGTGAAAACGCCCGTGGCGCCACCAGCCGAAACGAATACGGCGACGAGAGCAAGCGCCTTGCCGCTTTCGGGAAGGACGGCCGTGTCAGAGGCGACTGCCACAACACGGGTCATCGCGCCTTGCTTCAGCGCGCTGCCAATCTTCACGTCCTTGTTGAAGTCTCCAACCTTGTTGGGGTTGCCTTCGTTGCCGACTGCCTGAAGTTTACGACTCATTTTTTGATTCTCCTGATTGTGTGTTTTTCGTTAGCGGTCGGCATCCGACCGGGTGATTCAGCTTCCGCCAGCAAGGACCACCACATCAGCGGCCCCCATGATCTCCACGTCTGAAACGCCTTCGCCTGTTGGCCATTGATTGAGGAATCCCTGAGTCTTCATCTGCGTGGGATCTGTACCCGCTGCAGAAACGACCGAAGCAAATCCGATCAACGCAAGAGCCTGCACCACGGCGACCGTGGCGCTCTGAGCCCGCGTGTTCCCAGAGATGGAAAGGATCGTGCCGGTGCTGTCCAAAGACACCGGCATGAAGCCCACACCAGCGCTGATGGCTGCTGCGTTCATCAAGTCACGAACCTGCGCAAGAGAGAAGCTCCCCGCGCTGAAGTTGACCGTGACGCTCGTGCCTTCCACGTCGAACTCAAAAACCTCACCACCCACGAAGGTGACGCCACCAGCAACGGCGGTACCGGTGAGAACGGCAACAGCACCACCCCATCGAAGGGTCACGCCACTGCTGGCCTGCAGATAGAGAAACTCTACCGATGCCAGGCTCACACCAGGAAGGGGAACGAACGCAGACGGGGAATCGACACGAACGGCGCAATCGGTCGATTGAAGCGAGCCGAAGGTGGCGCCGCATGACAATCCGAGCGGCTGCATCTTTTGGGGGCCAGACGAGCCACCGGAGGAACCGCCGCATCCACAGCCGTTCCCACCAATGACGATCTGCCCCGTAAGATCTAGCTTACAGGTCATTAGGCCCCCTTACCGTCGCGGTTTGCCGTTGGGTGCCTTCTGCGCGCCGTCCATCGGATTGCGCGGAAGGGGAGGATTGCCTGGCTGCGGGGTGTAGCCGCCAGTGGTGAAGGGAGTGCCACCTGGAACGGCCACGCTCGGATTGTCTGCTCCGAAATTCGGACCAGCAGGAGCGCCGTCATGCGTCTGCGCGGCCTCCTTGAAAGGAGGGATGTCCCCTCGCTCGCCCATGCCCGATTTTCCCTGCCCGGATGATTTTGGAAACGCCATGCCGTGAATATCTCACGGCCGGGATTCTCCCGCAAACTAAAACTTGAACGGCTTGGAGCTGGTTGCCTGTGGGGGCATCTCCGGGGAGCTATCGGGGAGACCACCGCGCACGGCGCGGATCTCCTCCTCACGCTTCACCTGCTCCTCATAGCTCTCCTGCGACTGCGGGCCGTTGGGGTAGGGCCCATACGGGTTTCCGAGGGGGCCGCTCAATCCCTGGCGGCTCAGGCGTTCGCACTCACGAGCATTGATCTCCACGGAATCCAGATCTCCACGCATGTCTGCGGGGTAGTCCGCGTAGCGCTCAGGCAGCGGGGGGTTCTCTCCGTCCAACACAAAGGGCTTTTTTGGCTCAGGCATGGCTCAACTGTATCACAGAACGCGCAGCCCAGAAGCACGGCAAATGCCTTTGACGCCCCTGAGCAGATTGGCTGCGGCCGCGCCTGGGCTTAGTTTCGGTTTTCCCTCCACTTTCACGCCCTCCTTGCGGTTCTCCAGCGCGGCCTGGAACAAGCCATCCGAGTGGCGCAGCACGAACAGGAAGCCTGGTTCCCCGGTGTCCCCGATCCATGTGTCGCCTTCCTCCACAAGCCGCACCATCTTGCTGCCGAACTTCAGCAGCTGCGGTACCGCCCTCACGCTGCCTCACGCTCGGCCTTGCGCACCAGGTTCATCATGGTGGTGTGATCGCGCCCCCCGAACATCTGGCCCATCTCCGAGAAACTGTACCCAAGGCGCCGAACAGCCAAAGCCGCCTGACTTCGCACAAATACAGCGCTCTTGGTGCGGCTGCGGCCCTTGATGACTGATGGGTCTACGCCGTAGTGCGCGGCCACGCGCTCGATCTCCTGATGCGCATCAGTGAACTCTGGAGGCTGGTCTGCCTTGGATTCCAGCTCTGCGATCCTGCGTCGCAGCCTTCTGATTTCGTCCTCCAGCTCCCAAATCTTCTGCTGGTCGTTCATGGCCCCAGGAACTTGATGCCCATCGCGTCCAAAAGCCCGTCCACCAGTTCCTCGGGGTTCTCATTCGTGAGCCCAGCCACGGTCATGATCCGGCTGTACTCCTCAGCCGTGATTGATTCCACGCCTTCCAGCGCTCTGCTCAGTGAGTCTTCAGTGATGCGCCCTTCAATCGACGCCAGCCGCTCGCCTATGTCTTTCATCTTCCAGATTCTTTCTCCAGCGCTTCCTCATAGGCTTCCTTGATGGATCGCTTCACAGATCCCTCACGTCGCATCCGAATGGAAACACGGGTCAATAGTTCCTGCGCCTGTGCAGGCGTGGAAACATACCCTTGATGAATAACACGGTTCACGAGTCGCTCAATCTCTCCACGATAAGAGACGGCCTGCGCTGGTGGTTCCTTGTGTGACTTCCATTTTTGCGGATTGGAGATTATCCACCCGCTGCCTTTCTTCCTCTCCCACGTGATCTCCCAGGTTCGGAACCCAAGATCTCTTGTCATCTTGTGGGCGAGCAACTCAGTGAGAGCTTCCTCAATTCCGCTGTAGAGCGAGTAGCTGGACCAGTTGGCCTGCAGCGCGCTGTGGGAAAGCTCGTGCAGCAGAGTCTTCACGCCGTTGCCTGAGATGAACGGGGCGCGCTTGTTGGCCTGCGCCATCGTCGCCCGGAACTCCTTCATGGTGAGACCCGTCAAACGGATCTCTTTGGTGTATGGGATGTAGAACCCAAACAGCCCAGGGCGCTGGCGCGTCTTGCCCAGCTTCCCGATGTCTTTGTCGAACTTCAAACCGAAGCGACGTGTGAGCAGCTCCTGGACGGTCCTGCGCACTGCGGTGATCCCTCGGCCGTTCACTTTCTCGGCCTTCATGTCCTGCAGCACCTGATCCATGGTGCGCAGAGCCTCGGCCCTCTGAATCTCTGGCAGCGCCTGTTCCTGCGCCTTCTTGATACGAGTCTGGTTTGCGGCCGCGCGCGCAGCCTTTGCCGCCAGCCTTGAAGTGGTCGCCGCTTGCGCCTTCGCCTGCTGCACCTGCCCCAACAGCTCCGCTTTCTTGGAAGCGATGGCGGCTCTCATGGCCGTCCACTTCTGCTGCGATGTCAGCTTGTCGGTGCCAGGCGTGGCTTCGATGGTGGCCTGCGCCGCTTGCTTCGGTGGCGTCGGGACCGTGTTGGGAAGCTCCTGCCACTCGGGGCGCCACGGCACCACGGTTTCACGGTCATTGGGACGCCCTGGCGGGTGCAGGTACTCGCGCCCTTTGCCGTCGCGGAACTTCTCATCCAGTTTTCTGATCTGCCCATGCACGGCAATCGAATCTGGCGCGGTGCGTTTGTCGAACGTCGCCAGGATCTTCTTTTGCATGTCGGGGAAGTCCTGATTGCGCGCCTCGGCCAGCGTGTTCAGGTTCGCCCGGTTGTAGGCGTAGGCCGTTTCTGTGCGCACGATGCGCTCAGCCCAATACTGTTTGCGCATATACCCCGTAGGCTTCGGGAAGTGTGCGGGCTCGGCTTTGGAAAGCGAAAGTGCCGTGATGCCTCCCACAGCCCCCGTGCTCACCATGCGCCGAATCACCTCATGGTTGCTCAGGCCCTCCACGAAGCCCGTGCGGATGACTCGCTCAAAGTCGTTCACCATGGCGCGCCCGTAGCGCTGAACGCTGGACTTGTGGCGGCTCAGTAGGGACGAATTGGTGCCACTCACCAATGGATCCATCACTGATGCCTGCTCAAGGTTCAGCGGCTTGCTGATGCCGGTGAAGTGGCGCTCCAGCCCCTTGGCTAGCTTCACCGTGTCGCGCACGCTCAGCGCAACGGCCTTGGACGCTTGATCGTGAGTTAGGCCCAAGAGGCGCTGATCTACGTACTGCTGCACCAGCTGCACCTGCTTGCGCACCAGTTTGGCGTTCTGCTCGGTGAAGGTCCCATTGGGTCCACCGTGACGCTTCTGCATGGCAGCCAAGCGCATGGCCAACGTCTTATCGGCGTCGGCCAGCATGTCCTTCAGCGCTTGCGGGCTGTGCCCATAGACGCGATCTGCTCGCCCCAGGGTCTGCTCCACGGCGCGCTCTGCGAGCGCTAGATCCGTGGGCATGGGTTAGTCCTCCTCGGGTTCCTCGGGGTTGTGTCCCGGATCGCCGCCTTCCATCCCCAAATCAGGGGCGGGGAAACGCGCCGCGTCCAACTGCTTTTGGGCTTCGATATCGATCAGCTCTTGCTCAATGTCGCCGATCCCAAACAGGTTCTGCACGCTCTTGGTGGCCGTCTTTGGAGACACCAGAACACCACGAGCAGCCACCGCCGCTGTGACCGCTGCAGACGCGTCCTGCTGCGTGGGCTTGAAGTAGGGAGGCCACTTCAGGGTGATGCGCTCACTGTTGCCAGGAGAGCGCTCCACGGTGCGGATCTTCCGTTTCTTCTCAATGCCTGGGAGGCCCGTTTCTGGATCGATCTCCTCCACGTACTCGGTATCCACACGAGGCTCCAATTGCACCACGGGCTTCTGCTGCACTCGGCGCCCGTCGCTCGTGGTGATGATCGGTCCCGCTTCCTTGGTGCCGATGTTCTTGGCCGCGCGCAGCATCCCCTGCAACAGAGGAACGATACCTTGCTGACCGTACTGAGCGCGCAGCTTGTCGCATTGGTTGATCATGGGCTGGTAGAGAAGCCGCATGGCCGCTGCAGATTTCGCAGCTCCAGAAATCTTCTCTGCGTCGCCCAGCACCACGCCTGCCACGTCCAAGCAGTAAGTCAGAATCGCCTTCAGCAAGTCACGCGCCGTTTGGATGCTCGTGCCGCTCAGCTCCAGGTACTTGGCGCCCTTCTCAGAAAAGATCGCATTCTCGCTTCCCTTCTTGATGGTGCCGTTGTTGGCGCTGGGGTCTGCGTGCACCACGAGGGTGGGATCTACGTTGGCAATTGTGCCCTTCGTTGTCGCGCTGAGCAGGCGATTCATTTCGTCGAAGTCATCAAGCAGCCCAGCGAAGTCAGAGATCCCATCTTCCTGATCGGAGTCGGGAAGATTCTGAATCCAGTACACGGGGCACTCGCCGTAGTCATGCTGAACAGCGTAGCTCTGCACACCGCTCACCCATGCGCCGCTCTTGGCCATGTCCTCTGGGATGGGCTCCCAAATGATCTCAGCGTCCTGCGTCCACAGCCGCACGTAATAGTACGGCTTCATCATGGATTTGCCGTTCACCCAAACGCGCT